TACAGCTAATCTTCAAATACCTGATGGCACAACCGGTGCAACAGTTACAGGTACTGTAAGCGCTGGAAGCATAGCTAGTATATCGCCATCAACTTATACTAATGGTGTTGCAACGTATACAGCTACTATAAATATAGGTTCAGGTTTTTCAAACTCAGGAACATTAGACTGTACAGATACAGCTACAGGAACATTTGGAAGTTGTGGTCTTTCTTTAGCTGTTGGTTCATATTCATCAGGGGGCACAACATTAACAGGTACATTTAGCGGAACAGATTATACTAATTCAGACGCAATAGCATTAACAGTTAGCAGTGGAACAATATCACCAACTACTACAACAAAATCAGCATTAGCAGGCGGATTAGCTGTAACATTAAGCGAAGGTGTTACTATAACAGCAACAATGACAGGTGGGTTATGTTCGCAAGAACCAACTGTTGCAACAATAAATGCTCCACAATCAGCTTCAGTTGTTATAAATGGACCAGGAACATCATTTACTCATGATAATATAACATTAACTGCTAGCACAACAGGAACAATAACTTCTTATCAGTGGCATAAATCTACCTCTTCAGGTTTTACCCCTAGTTCTAGTACTGCTATAACTGGTGCTACAAGTTCTTCATTAACAACACAAGAAACTACTGCGGATACAATATATTATGTAGTAAGAATAAATGATAGTACAAATTCCGCACAACATTCAGTTGTTTATAGTGATAGGCCTTCATTTACATTAAAATTTATAGCAGGAAGCTCAATAACACAAGGAGCATGTAGCTCTAGTACAACTAAAACAATATTTGCTAATAATTCATCTTTTACAGCTGCAACTGAATTTTATAAAAATATACAAGGAAGTGTTGTAGGTTTTGATGAAGGTACTTATTCAAATTCAACGAATGGTTCAAATAATCATCATAGATTTATTAGTATTAATGGTATTCCAAGTACAGCTGTTGGCTGTGCTGCAGGAACACAAGGTGTAAGAGCTTCAAAATGTAATGACTCAAGTTTTGATAGATTTTTTAATATAGATCTTGATGGAAATGCAACATTAGCTAATAATGCTGTAGTTAGTTTTACAACAACAATTGATAGCAACGAATATTGGGTAATAGAAGATAATAATTATACTGGATCAACTTTTGATGCTTCTCCAACTCTTTCAAGTACTCATTCAAGCTGTACTGCTCAATTAACACCAGTTATAGATGTAACTTCACCTGTAGTTGCGTCATTTATAAATGAAGGAGGTAGTGCTAAAACAGTAACATTATCAGCCGCTACAAGAAGTAATCAGCCACAAGGTATAACGCCTACATTTCAATGGCAAGGAGGTACAGACCCTAGTAGTTTATCAAATATATCTGGTAAAACAAGCGAAACATATGACGCTGCATTTGCAGATGTAAGTGCATCAGCGGGTGATACAATATATTATAATTGTAATGTTACGTATACAGATGGTGGTGATTCTAAAACTGTTGCAGATGCAACTAATTTAAGCATAAGATGGGATGCTTTCCCTGAATATTCTAACTTAAATTATGTTAGTTCAGGTTCAGCTTCATCTCCAAGTTCATCGGCTTGTACAGATAGTAGTAATCCTAAAACATTATATGGAAACAGTTTAACTAATATTGCAACAACAACACAGTTTTTTAGTAATTCAAGCGGCTCTACTAGCGGTATTAGCGCAGGTACTTATTCAAATGGCTCTGTATATGCTTATGTAAATGCTAGTGGAGTTGTAGAAAGCTCTTGGACTTCGTGTACAACATTTGCAATAACAGGAGCAACAACAGCAAGTTCATATGCAACGGTTATTTTAACAGCACAAGAAACAGGATTTTCAGGAACTAATTTTACGTGGACAGCTGATAGCACACAAGTTCAAACAGGAAGCAGCAATACATATGCAGCAACAGTAGCAAATACGTTTAGTGGTAATGTAACTTATGGTTGTACTGTTTCAGGTGGTACAGCAAGTAATCAAAATGATACACATGTAGTAACTTGGTCTATACCTTCTCAAAAAGTAACAGCACAACTTTGTCCGGCAGGTGTAACACTTAATTTTAATATTACAAATGCTAGTGGATATACAAATGGACAAGTAGTTGATTTAACTGGTAGTGGATTTACAGATGGTTGTTATAAAATAACTAATCAAAGTTTTACAGGATCTGTAGATTATAGTGCTCAGGTTGCAGGTTCATTCCCATTTCAACCGTTTTCATCTTGTTGTGATTGTGTAGGTTGTAGTGTTTCTATTAGCGGTGTAACTTCAAAAGAAATAAATACATCTACAACATTAACAGCTTCAGCCTCAGGATTTACTGCAACTGGTTATCAATGGTCTGAATCAACTGATAATTCAACATTTACAAACATATCAGGTGCTACGTCCTCAACTTTAAGCGTTACTTCAAGTTCAGCAGGATCAAAATATTATAAAGTAAATGCAACAGCATCAGGTGTTAGTGTAACTTCTAGCGCACATACTATAAGTTGGTTTGCTAATAATCCTGTAGAAAGATTTTATAACGCTCAAGCACTTCAATCTGATTGTACTGATGATGATGAAATAATAACTGTAAGATATACAAGTGTAAACGCACTTGCTAATGGCACAATATTTGAGTTAGGAACGACTGTAGTAACATGTTATGAAATTACTGGTAGTGGTAGTGGAGATTCAACAAATGATGAAATATCTACGTTTTATAATAGTTGTTCAGCTTGTCAAACCGCAAATTCTGCTGATTGTTCTTTTTCTTTAAGTTCATCAGGAAATTATAATAGCAGCGCAGGAACAGCGGTTATAACAGGTACATTTGGTTCTGGCCATACAGCAACAGCATCAATAGGATTTAATGTAAGTTCAGGTACTGTAAGCCCAACAAGCGCTACTAAATCACAATTACAAAGTGGGGTTACGTTAACGCTTTCAGCTGGTGTTACTCTTACAGGAACAATTAATAGTTCAGATAGTTGTACAGGAGATACAGCCCAAGTATCAATTCCACAATCTTCGTGTAATAGTGTAAATGCATATTATACAAGTAGTAATCCAGCAACAGATACAAATGCTGCAAATGATTTATGTGGAGGCGGTACAGCAAAAGCATTATATATTAATGGAACTACTCTTGCAAATTCAACACAAGTTTATACAGCAAGCGGGTGTGGAACATTAATGTCAGGAACAAAATATTATTCAACAGACAATTCAAATTATTTTATTTGGAATGGTTATTCTTTATCAGGTCCTTATACTATTAATTGTCCATAAAATAATGTAATAATAAGAATATGAGTTTAATAACGTTACAAACAACATTCACAAAAAATGCATCATTGCAAGTAGGAGATGTTATTTATTATCTTAATAAAACAACTAGTCCTGAAAGAATAGATAGAATTGGGCCAGTGCAAACTATTGAGGATAATTATATAGTATGCACAACTGATGGTAATGTTTCCGGGCTAGCTCAAGATAGTTATATATTTTTTAGTAAAGATAATAGTAAAAACACATCTGGTATATTAGGATATTTTGCAGAAGTAAATTTAAAAAACAATAGTAGAGACCACGCAGAATTATTTGCGGTCAATTCAGAAATATTTATAAGTAGTAATTAATTATGGAATACACAACAATAATAATAGAAGTAGCTGATACAGTTACACAAGGATTAGCTCCTTTAGCTGTTGCTGGTATTGCTTCTGCAATTCCCGGTATTGCAAGAGGTATAGGTAGTTTATTTGGTGGAAGAAAAAGAAGAAGAGAAGAGAGAAGAGCGCAAAGAGCAAGAAGCCAAAGAATGGCGCAATTTGAAGCAATGGAGTTTACAAACCCTTATCAAGATATTGAAAACTCTTTTGAAGATTTAAGAGTTGCAACAGAGGCTGCGCAAATGCAACAACAAACTGCGCAACAAGTTGCAGCGCAAGGTTTAGCAACAGGACAACAAGCGGGATTAAGTCCAGCCGCGTTAGCGCAAACTCAACAAAATTTAATAAATAGAACAAATCAAGCAATAAGGGCCGATGTAGCAAGACAAGAAGCGGCGAATGAAAGATTATCAGCGCAAGGTGCAATGAAAGCAGATCAATTAAGAGGGCAAGGTGAAAACATAAGACAACAATTAGAAATGGGTAAAAGATCAGCTTTACTTGGAATGGCTAATCAAGATTTGGCAGCAGCAACAAGAGCAAGGGCACAAGCAAAAGCAAATTTAGTAGGGGGTATAGGAGCTTTAGGTAGCGCAGCATTTTCAGCATTTGGTGGAGGTAATCAAAACAATGCAACAGCAATTGATGCACCTTCAGCTTTAAACGCAAGTACTAGTGATATATTGGCAGGTAATTTTATTAAATCATCTCCAACTTTTGATCAAGTAATGAATAGACAAATACCTGAAATTCCTCAACTTAACTTAATAAAATACGGTAATAATAGTCAATTTAGCAGCTTTATAAACTAATAATTATGGCAACAAAAACAACAGGAGGATCACTGTATTCTGGTTTACTACAAACAAATCAAGAATTAGCAAAAGCAAGAGAACTTGAAGCAAATGCACTTAGTATAGGGTTAGAGCAAGGTGTTAAACCTTTACAACAAACATTATTAGCGCAAGCGCAAGAAGAACAAAAAAGACTAGATAAATTAGATTTAGATCAAGCTAATGCAACAGAATACATGCAGCTAATGTCAGATACGTCTGGTTTATTAGGTGAATACGAGCCTCTTATGACTCAGCTTGCAAAAGAAACAAAGTTTAAATTAAATGAAATTGCAACAGATGAGTCTTTAAATACATTTGAAAAAGCAGCAGCATATAAAGAAGCTGTAGATTCATTTAACAAAACAGCATCAACTTTTGGTAGAGATCAAGAAATAGCTGCTAATTTAAATAAAGCGATTATTGAAGGTAATATAAGCGGGTCCGTAGATGTTAATGGTGAAGATTATAAAATAGCATCGGCAATAGCAACAGGTAAATTTAAAGTAACTAGAAATGGCTATCAAATAGAAGGTGTAGACGGTCTTGTTAATTCTCAAAAGCTTAGAAGTATAATTTTAGATAAAAGAGAACTAGATCCAGATAAATTTTCAGGAACTATTGCTGGAATTGGTGCCGCTACTACTAATGCAAAAGATTTAGAAAGAGACTTAAGAGTTTTTGCAGCTAAATTTGGTACTATAAAATCTGCACAACAAGCTTTAATTGATGGGCTTGGTTTAAAACTTAACGATATTTCTAATTTAACAACTTTAGAACAACTACAAGATGAAATTGTTAAAAGAAGTAATACTATAGCTCAAAGAGGGTTTATAGAAGCTAAGCCTCCAGTGATTCAGCCTTCGAGTTCTGATATAATGGGAAGACAAAGTTATAATTTAGTACAAAATTCTATTGATACAGGAAACTATAATATTTATAGCGGAGGTGAAATAGGCGGTGAAACTATATCAAATGCTGCAATTAATCCAGAAACAGGATTAATAGAGTTTGATGTATTCGATAATAAAGGTAAATTAATTAGATCTCAAACAAAATTAAATCCTAGAGACCCCGCTGATAGAATAGCGTTAGGTACAATATTAATTAATCAAACTAAAACTACTCCAACAGTTGCAGGAGATGCTTTAGGTGTATTAAGAAATTTATATATGACTCCTACAGAAACTACTAATCCAAAAGGAGACCCAAAAGAAGATCCAACTACAACTACAGGTTTACCTGAATATTTTAATACATTTAATATTAATGTACCTAATCAACTTAAGAACGAAGATGGTGAAGTTATAAAATCTAAATCTAAAGAAGATAGTTATGTAAGAAACGTACTAAATGTAACAGGTTCAAGATCAATGGGCTCAGCTGGATTTAAAGTTGCAGAATTAGTTAGAAGCGACTATAATGGTGTGTTTTCTGAAGCTAATATTAGAAAAGCCGCATATGAACTAAATTATGAAGGAACAGATTCTGAGGGTAGACCTTTTGGGAAATCTGATATTGAAGCAGCGGATTTAGCAGGGCAGTCAGCTGATGCAAATCAAAAAGTAGCATTATTAGCTATTGATTCAGCAAACGAGCAAAACATAGATTTAGATACTAGGAATGAATTAAGAAATAAATTAAGTGATATACAAGAAGCTCTAAATACGAATAAATCTTTAGTTGAGTTAACTAATAAAGATATAGCTATTTATAACTATATAAAAGCAGGTGGGCAGCTAAGTAATTATGAAACAGCATTAGCTGATTTAAAAAAAGAAAAAGACGATAATTTAAATACTTTAGAAGTATAATAAAATAATATGGAAGAATATATTGTAAATGGAATAACTTATTCAAAAAATGAGTTAGAACAATTTGCTGTAAGTAAAGATACAACCCTAACTAACTTATTAGAAAAAAATCCTAATATACAAGCAAAGACATCACCCGTAAATCAGAGTGCGTTTGCGGAGCCGGGAACAGCACTCAATATGGGATTAAGTTCGGGAAATATTTTATCGGCATCACAAGAAGATGATACGGCTATTGAAAGACTTTTAGGTAAAAATGTTGTTACAGATTTTTTTGGTGATATATATAGAGCTGCAGAGCAAGGTTTTGAAGCATCACAAGCAGTTGGTGAAAACTTAGATATATATAATAAAGGTGTTGATGCTACCGATGCAGAAATTATAGACTTTATAAATAAAAACCAAAAAGTAGCAGGCACTAAAATGTCTGATGAAATGATTGATTTCCAAAGAATATATGAAGAAGAAGGTAAAGGTGTATGGGGGTTTATAAAAGGTGTAATTAATAATCCTACGGTTATACCACAAGTATTTACAAGTTCTATGACTACATTAGCTGGTTCATTTTTTGATGCGCCTGAAGTTGCTGGTAGTGCTTTAGCAGGTGCTGGTACTGGCGCGGCTATTGCGGGTGGTGCTACATTAGGTGCTGGGGCTCTTCCTG